TTGTTTCCTTCTCCTCCGGACTTGTTTCGTACTCCCTCAGAAGGTCGATCGCCTCGTTCCACGAAATTACCGTCTTTGTGACAGTAGTCGATGGCTTGGTCGCACGTCCCATTACGTGGCTCCAGGTGCGGGTTCCTGGGTAGCATCGCCTTGACTCCTTGTAGCCTCTGGGGGTGGTCGAAGTGGATATATCCTTGCAGATGCGGAGTCCCATTTGACCCGACCTCACGTCCGAACGTGACGTAACGTGCTGGTTGCGCGAGGATGACTTCTTCGTCGCCGTCTTGTGGGTTGTTGAGAGTGAAGCACCACCCGCGAGACCGTAGTCGGGCTTGAGCCATCGGAGGCGAATTGGAGAATGAGCTGGAGTGGCGGAGCCGGCGCCGTCCTCGGGTCCACTAATAAAGGTTGAAGTTAGAAAAGTTTCCAGAAAAGAAAAACAGATGTATGGTATAGAGTAGTTACCTCCTTGTCCTACCCTACCTTCCTTCCTCTTCCTCTAGATGTCGAACTCCTCGTCCGTCGTGAGGTCGATCTCGTCTGGTGACGCGGGCGGAGTCTCAGCTGTCATCCAGGGCATGTACCTTTCTTGGAGCTCCGGGTTGGCCCGGGCGATCTCAGCCAGTGTTGCGTAGAGAATGTCGTTGCGACGCCACAGATGGTGGAGCGTTTCCTGGGCGTCTTGCAGGTTCTGAAGATGAGTCGTGTTGACCGCCTCCAGTACTTGGATCTCGATGTCCTTCTTGACGTTGTCCTTCTCGTTGTCCCGAGCCACCTTCTCCCACGCCTCGGACTGTCCCTTGTAGAACTCCATCATGTGCATTAGCACGGTTGGATCGAATTGCGGTTGTTGAGCCGGTCGAGTAGCCTTGTCCGCTTGTAGAGTCGTGTGTCGCTTGGCAGGACTGCCTTCCTCTTCCTTGCGATGAAGATCACCAGCGCGCTTGCGAGGATCGCTGTTGCGGCTGCTTCCGCTGTCATTGTTGTTGTTGGAGCTCATGGAGTCGAATTGAAAAGTGAATAAAAAAAACAAAAGAGTAGACGAAATGGCTCCCTCTCTAATATGATCACTATGTGTTTTAAACTATGTTGAAGTTGAACTTGAAGTACCGGGGGACTCTTTATAAAACCCCCGGAGGCGGACGCCGAAGGCGGACGCCGTAGATACTCGTGAACTTAGCCGAATACGAATTGTAGGCTTGAACTTAATAGGCCTTGAATGTCCTTAATTTCCTATGGCCCCCCCCGCTTGCGGGGGGCGGTCAGACGGTCGGTGAGCGCAGCGAACCGGGCACCGGCTGGGGGGGGTGCCCTAATCCCCTGGGTCTTGCTATCTAGGTCCGCCGCAGGCGGCCCGGAGGGGTGGCACACCATCACTCCGGGCTAGTATTACCTAGATAGCCTGTGTGCCGTGCCAGGCACACCTTACCCTAGTTGAAGTAGGGTTTTTCTTTCATTTTGGGTTTTTCCCTGTAGAACGCAAGTGATATGGCTTATTACGGACGTCGTCGTTACGGAGGCGGTTACCGCCGGCGGACCTCGTATCGCCGTCGACGTAGTTCTCGTTACGGCCGTACTCCCCGTGTTGTTGTTAACATGCCTCGTCCCGCGAAGCGTCGCCGCCGTCGTGTGGCGAAGAAGAAGGCTCCTATGACTCGTTTCCAAGTGGCTCAGATGAACCCGTTTCATCCTGATGCAGTAGGGGCGAAGCTACCGGATGCTAACTCTATGCCATCTTGTGCCGTTCAGATCCAGGATAATGTCCCTATCTCTACGGATGGTACGAATGGTACTGGTACTATCGCGTTCCGGCCTTACCCAACAGGCGTTCGCACAGCGGCTGCGTCCGCTGGTGCTTCCTCGTGGGCGTGGGCTCCTGCTTTTGGCAGTGTCGCGAACTCTGTTCGTCAGCCCAGCGTTGTAGCGAACTTTAGTTTGGTTCGACCTGTGGCCCACGGTATTCGTCTCACGAGCAATCTGAGCCCGAACACGGTGACGGGTGAAGTTCACGTTGCTGTGTATGCGAGTGATTTGTATGGCAAGACGACTTGGGATTTCCCAGCGAATACGACGGAGATGTCTAATCTGACGGTGTATAAGCGGTTCCCGTTGGCTCTGCTGTCGACGAAGTCGATTACGATCGTGAATCGTACTATGGATTTTTCGTCGGAGAAATATGTTGATCCGGCGAACGACGTTGCTGAAACAGCCGGCGATCTTACGTTTAATACGACTGGTTGGGGCACTATTATTGTGTCTGTGACAGGTGCTCCTGTGTCTTCTAGTGTTGTGCAGGTCGAGTCTCTGATTCATTTGGAGGCGATTCCGCTCAAGACTTCAGTCGCAGATGCGTCTCCTGCCGCTCGTTATAACCCCGCTACTATTATGCGTGTTAGCGAGTATGTTGATCGAGCTGATCCAGTTGTGGTGTCGACGAGCAACGAGAACGATGTGATTCGTGAGCGGTCGACTTTCTTAGGTGGGGTTGCTGATTATGTTTCTGAAACGGTCTCGTCTGTTGCGTACCCTGCTGGTAGAGCAGCTGGACGTTGGGCTGTTAACGCTGGGGCGTCATATGTGATGAACCAGTTTGGTGGTACCGCGGGATTTAACCAGGGCAATCCTGCTCTTATGAATGGCTAGTGTAGACCCCAGTTGGGATGTAGATATGGAGCAAGCTGCGATTGCTGCCGCGGACGAAGTTGAGCTAAGCCGCATGGTTGGCGACTATGAGCCGTTGGCGATTACTCTTGCTGGTGAAGGCGCTGTTGCTGAAGGGTGGAACATCCCTGAGGTTAGTGACGAACTTGTTGAATCTCGTTTGCGCGAGTATGCTCGCTACGAGCGGGAGGCGTCTGACAATTTTTCTAGATTGCGGGCTAGACGTATGGCGGAAGCCAATCGACGTGCTCGTCAGAGTGTGATCAGTACACGCCGATATCCTGATTGGGTCGATGACACTGCTTATCATTTTAGTGGTGATCGACTGTACACCCCCCGTTATGAGATGATTGAGGATGCCCCCGCGGCCCCTTTTCCGTCTGTTCCGGAAGAAGTACCTGCTGCGCCGTATCCTCCTGATACAAGCGATTATCTTCCTCCTGTTAACGCGAATCCAGACATGGAGCGCGGGAAGAAGTCTATTCGTTATGGCAGTCAGTTGATTTATTACAACACTCAAGCTGAGTTGAACGCAGCGAAGGCGAAGATTGATCGTGAACTTGTTCGGCGTGACCTGCATGGAGCTCGCTTCCGTATGGATGAAGCAGGAAATCGTGTGTATATCAGAGATGAACTGCGTTAGTGTTTTAGTTAAGTTTTTCCGAAAAATATATCGGGAGTTATACGCCGTGCACTACGGCTTGTTTGTTAATGAGTCTTTTTTAAAAAGGTGGGTGGGTTTAGTTAAGGGTTTCAGGGAACTCATTCTATGTATTATAAAGGCGGGCTGCCGTTAAGTCAGTCCAAGATTGATAGGAGGTCTTTGTCCTCCCCGAATAGATCGGTAGGTTGGCTGAAGCCACCGAACCGGTTCCAGTCGAACTCGAAGTGTTCCAGATTGCTGCCTTCGCTATCCCCCTCCTCAACCTCGATCGGAGGGGGTGCGTGTTGTTCGTTGTAGAAGGCGTGGGCTTGTCGTGCCCATGGTAGGTCGTCTGGGAAGCGTCTCTCCACGAAGCGCCGTTGTATAGGCCCTCTGTCTTGTTCGTTGACGAAGCACTCGTTGATGCTGTAGTTGCTGAGGACGATGATCTTCTTCGGCCGAAGGTGCATGAGGGTGCCTCCTTTGACCTCTCCTCGGAAGGGGTATCGATCACTCCAAATCTTGAGGGACGATCCGGTGACCTCGTTCTTAGGAGCCCACTCTTCGATGGCGACGATGTCCTCTCTCATGTAGCCGTCCCACCACTTGTTCAGGCCCTTGGCGAAGTGATCGGGGTATAGTTCCCATAGTAGTCTGGATTTTCCAGTTCCAGTGGGTCCCCACCACCACTCGTTGATGAGCTCGCCCTGTATGACTGGAGGTCGAACGGTTCGTAGAGACTCGAGTCTCGGCATAAACTGCACGAACACCTTCGGCTCGTTTGCTGCCAGCCAGTCGGTGTCGCCGTTTCGCGCATGCTCAATGATCGTGAGCCAGCGTTGCTTGTTTCCTTCTCCTCCGGACTTGTTTCGTACTCCCTCAGAAGGTCGATCGCCTCGTTCCACGAAATTACCGTCTTTGTGACAGTAGTCGATGGCTTGGTCGCACGTCCCATTACGTGGCT